GATAAAGCATTGTTTCTCTGTGAGGTATAGTGATTTGAAGCGCCGTTGATTGTTTGCATAAGAGCCGCAGAGCTTTTTGCATCAAGCACCTTTTCGCCACCCTCAAACCAAAGCAATTCGGGACCGTGTTCACCTACCCAATGAGCACCGGGTAGAGCGTTTTCAGTTCCCGTTGCGTAACCGTCAAATCCCAACGCCTGCTTTACTGTTTGATACACAGACTTAAATATGGTCGTTACAGTTACCTTTTTACCGTCAAGCGAAGCAAGCTCTGTCTTTGCGTTTTGGATGTTTTTATCAAAATCATCTGTATTCGCATTAAGAAAAGCCTCCGCTTCGTCCTCGTCAAACTTCCTCAGTTCTCCGGTAGCAAGGTCAATTTCTCCGTATGCTTTTTTACCGTCAACGGATAATGTTGCAATTCCTGTTGTGTCGTCATATTTAAGCACCTTGTATGTAACATCATTTATTTTCACAAGAGCCTCATTGGTGTCAGCCTTTGCAACTACCTCTACCGATTTTCCGTCAAGTTCATCAAGGCCATCTGCCACCTCTTCCAAAACATTTAAAGCGCCGTCTGCATTGAAAACGATTTTTTGATTTTCGGGGAGAAGACCTGCAGCGTGTGCGGCTTCTGTAAGCTGTTCTGCGTACCTTTCAAGTTCCGCAGTTTGCAACTCTGCATTTGCCGCCTGCTCGCCAATGCTTCTTGCGGCTTCGGCGAATTCTTGTAAATTCTCTGTTGGTATGTCGCTTATCTGTAAACCGATTATGTCTCTCGTTGCTTTTTTGTAAGCAGCTGCAGATTCGCTATACTCAAGAAGCTCGGTGTTATACTTATTGATTTTCTCCTGATTTTTTTCAATCTCTTTGGAGAAATCCATAATGCTTGTTTCAACACCTGCAAAATGGTTAAAGTAATAATCACTGCCGATTGCGGCAAGTTCCGAGTTAAGCGAATTCATTACATCATTGAACATCCTGTCTTGGTCTGCGTATGATGCGTTGGTGTATTCTTCGCTGTTGTATGTCCTCTGCCAAGAGTTAAGGTGTCTTTGCAAAATCAGCTGTTCTTTTGCCATCTGTGCAGTTTCAGCACTGAGAGCATCCCTTTTCTGTTGAGTGTCGCCAACCTCGTCTTTGGCAGTGTCATATTTTTCTTTGGCATTATACAGAGCAATTTCAGCCTGCAATCTTGCAGTTTCGCGAAGCTCCTCGTTTCTCATTTCCAGAGATTCAAGCTCTTCGTCCGAGATAGTTCCGTCACTGTCCATATAAATACCGTAGTTGTCAATGAGCCATTGTTCTGTCTCTTTGAGTCTTTCTTTTGCGGCTGTAACCTCGTCAGTAGAAGCGGCACCGGAGGCAATGGTTTCGTTTAACGATTTCCATTCGGATATATTGCGCTCAAGCTCGTCAGCTTCAGACATAGCCTGTTTGTACTTTTCGGCTGCATCCATAACCTCGTTACCGTATTGCCTTGCGGCTATCTTGGCATCATTGTATGCATCAACAATACCAACAACGCCCGCCGTTAAAGCAGCTACGGCTCCAACTGTGAGCATAATAGGACCTGCCGCCGAGAACATCGAGGCAAGCTCTAATGTTTTCGCAACCTTTGCTATGGTAGTGTAGGCCGTTATGCCTGCGGTAGCTAACCCCATAACTCCGACAAATGCGGTAATTGACCGTATGAGAATAGGATTCTCTGTTACAAACTGATTGGCAAGACCGAATACCTCTGTTCCTGTGCTATACAGTTTTCTCAATTCGGGATTGAATTGCTCACCGATTGAGGTTTTGAGAGCATCAGAAGCAGATGTCATCAAAGTTATATCGCCCTTGAGGTTGTCAAGTTTGATTTTTGCCATTCTTTCGGCCGCACCGGTACACTCGTTGATGTTCTGTGTCAATGCGGCATAGTCTGCATCCGTAGCATTAAGGATTGCCAACAAGCCATTGTAACCACGCTGACCTGCAACGGTCATAGCGTTGTTTACTCGCTCGGCTTCTGTCATCTGCTCAAAGTAAACTCTCAATTCGTCAATGGTGCTGCTGAAATCTTTCATTGTACCATCCGCGTTTACTGCTGAATATTTATATTCGCCAAACGCCTTTGCAGAAAGTGTTACACCCTCAAGCAAACCATTGAAAGTATTTTTAAGAGCTGTACCCGCTATGCTTCCCTTGATACCGCTATTAGCCATAAGACCAACCGCTACAGCCACATCTTCAATGCTATATCCTAATGCGCCGGCAACGGAAGCGGACATCTTAAATGTTTCTCCCATTATGCTGACACTTGTATTAGAATTCGTTGCAGCTGCAGCCAAGACATCCGAAAACCTTGCCGTATCAGAAGCCTTTAAGCCAAACGCGGTAAGGTTATCAGTAACGATATCCGATACCAAACCGAGATTTTCGCCTGATGCGGCGGCTAATTGAAGCACGCCGTCCATGCCCGACATCATCTGTGTTGCATCCCAGCCTGCCATACCCATATAGGTCATAGCCTCGGCAGACTCTTTTGCAGTAAATTTTGTCGTTGCACCCAATTCTTTAGCAAGTGCAGTAAGGTCTCCCATTTCCCTGGCACTCGCTCCCGATAGAGCTTCAACCGTTGACATAGTTTCCTCAAAGTCTGCGGCTATATCAACACAATCCATATAAGCATCAAATATCTCTTTCAAAGAGATAGCAATGCCGGCAGAAGCGATTGCCTGACCGATAGCGCCAAACGCTTCGGTGGAGCTTTCTCCGAATTCTTCCGCACTTTCTGCAGCCTCTTCCTGTTTGGCTTTCAAATCCTCAATTCGTGATGTGAGGTTTGTGCTTTCTCTTGTGAGGTTGCTTGTGTCAACTCCTGCATTTCGCAGAGCCGCGTCCATTTGATTAAGCTTGTCGGTTTGTTGTTGGAGAGAGGAGGATGTCTTTTCTATCTGTTGTTGCTTTGCAAGCAGTTTATTCTCAAGGGCTGACGAATACCCCTCCGTCTCTTTCATTTCCTTTTGGATGTTGTCATACTGCTGTTGCAACACCGCTAATTTTGACCGTGTGGCCTCAACTGCGCTCTGTTGTTTTTGGTATGCAGCAATGTCGGATTGGGTTTTAGAGAGGGCTTTTGCCTTTTCTTGCATCTGAACAATTTCTCTCTGTGCTTTGGAGAACGTGCCGCTATAATTGCTACCCAACTGCGCATTGAGTTGGAATAGCATCTCATATTCTTTTCTGCTCGCCATATTCAGCCCCCTTTCTGATTATTTCGTGTTTTGCTTTTCGCGGATTTCTTCCTGTAAAAGATTATTGGCTCTTATCCACCTTGTTATATCTGCAAGGGAGAGGGAGAGCCAATAAGAAACAGGGGTATTATTCAACCGCGATAAAATAAGACATTGTTTTCGGAGCCAAAATCCGCCGTCGCCGATTATGACGCCGAGTTCAATAAAAAAGAGCGTGCTTTTCCGCGGATTTTGTTAAAATCTCTAAGCGGTAAAGCGCAGAGAACATCCGAGCCAATATTCTCGGTACACGCCCTTGCTGCCATAAGCACAATAAAGCTTCCCGAAAATTCAGGCGTAACAAGCACTTTTCCGCTTGCGGCCATTTCAGCCTCTATTGAAAGATAATCGTTGCCGGAGAGTTTATCCCAATCGAATATAAACTCCTCATAGGTTTTCTCTTCGTAGGTAAAAGGTTTAGAAAGCTTGTGAACATATACAGATTGACCTGCATATTCCTTTGCTTCTTTTTCCGCAACCGCAAATTCCTCTGCGTTTATAATCTCTTCATTCTCTGTGTTTGTTTTCTTTGTATTTTCGCTCATTTTGATTACTCCTTTACAAATTAGAATTATAGCCCGAAACACCTTTGGAGTGCTCCGGGCTACTTGGTTTTATTATTTACCGAGTGCGCTTCTGACATCTGCCAGATAATCGGTGCCATTGATGTAGCACTTGAAATTGAGGGGGTCAATCTCTCTGTACTTTTTACCATCAATGTATGTCGCCCAATAGCGTACTGCATATTCGCCGGAACCATCCGACTGAGAAGCAGGTGCAACGCTTCCGCCTTTGTCGCTCTTAGGAACAACAACAAGGATATGCTTAACCGCTCTAACTTCGATTTCGCCCTTTGTTGTGTTTTCGTCCTGCTGAGCAATACGCAAATCAATAGTATGTCTGCGAGGCTCGGAGAGCTTAATGCTCTGCTTGGTTGTAGTGCGGAAATTAAGTCCGAGCGTCATTGCATCAAAATGACCTGCAATAACAGCATCAACATTTCCTGCAATACCTGCGCCTGAAACGCTTTGTGTGAGTGCGGTCAAATCGGGCAGAGTTGCCTTTGCAAGACCAACATACTCACTGCCATCTTCATAAACGGCAAAGTTGATAATAGCCTGATCCATTACTTATCCCTCCTTAACCTAATGCGCTCTGAATGTAGTTGACATCATACTCGGTCACGAAATCAATTTCCTGTGCCGGAGGCGGAGGAGTAAGATAGCAATGAATCTTAATCTTACCTGCCATAAGGTCAGTAAGCGGATTTTCGCTTTCGAGCATTTCGCATCTTGCACCGTACAAGTAGCCTTTACCCACAAGACCGTTCATCCAAATATTAGCCGTATCAAGTACGGAATCAATAAGGCGACGGTTCATTGGGTCGTCAACATTCTTCCAGAATGTTTTTACAAGAGTGTTATCCACCCACTTGAAAACACGGGAGATAGGAATAAAATAGTCCTTTACATCCGTATTTGCAGGATAGCAAGCGGTATAATTGCCCCAGGTCACCCATCCGCTAAAGAAGTTGAGCGCCGTTACAATACCGTTTGCGTTCAGGTGGTTTGCCTGAGCGAGAGTAAGGTTAACCTCTGTACCGTCCTCCAAGACAAGACCGTCAATTTTGAGGCCTTTGTTTGACGGAGATTCATAAGGACATCCCTCATTCTCACTGTCGATTGTTGCCATAAACCGGCAATCTGTG